TCATGGGTTGTATTGACGAATTGGGGTTTTCATCGGACGCGCCAGAATCGGGAGCATAATTGCCGAGGGGCGGATTTCCGATAATCTGCGGGAAGCAGGGCTGTTCGAGGGATTTCCTCCCGATACATCCCCCCTCACGGTGTGGCGCGGATTGAAATACCGTCGCGGATTGGAATTGGAATCCAGATTGGATTCCGCACAGACTCTGATGCGCGTGGCAATGGTGGCGATTTCGGGCGGGACATTCCAGGACGTAATCGAACATCTGGCGCCGCCCGATTTTGTTCGCGATACCCAGAAAACGAAATCGGAAACAAAAAGTGCGAACATCAGTCTCGAAACCCTGAACAGATTCCGTAACGTGGAAAAAAAATGGGATGAAAAGCACGGACCCAGGCGAACAACATGGTCGAAAAAACAGTCACAATCGCGATCGACGCGAATATTGATAAATTTAAAAAATCTCTCGGTCGCGCCGAGGCCAGTGCTAAAGCATCTGCGGGCCGCATGAAAACCAGCTCCGATAAAGCATCGGCCGGTGCAAAAAGTACATCGAAATCTGCGACAAACGCGTCGGAAACGTCGAAAGCCAACGCCGGTTTTTCTAAATCCACCCACGGGATGTCCTCAAAATTCAACAAAATCTCGGCAGGGGCGTCTAAATTCGGTAAAACGGCGAAAAGCCTCGGTATAAAAGCGGGAGGTATAATCAAAAAATTCGTGGAGGGGGTCAAAAAAGTAATTGCCGTTTATAAAAAATTGTTGAGCTTTTCGGGGAAATTCGCAAAATTATTCGATCCGTTGCGTTACGACAAGAATCTCACTAAATTAGAGGAACATTTTCGGAAATTCGGGACGGCGCTGGGTGCATTAATGTCGCCCGTGTTTGAAACGCTGGTAAACGTCGCCAGCACGTTATTGAACGTCGCGACCAGCATAATCACGGCATTGTCTGTGTGGATCGCACTTTCTCAGGGCCTGTTCAATATAAACAGCAATTTAAATGAATCTCTATCCGAAACCGCAGACGAAATGGACGAAGCCGGATCGTCTGCGAGCGAGGGCCTGGCCGCATTCGATAAATTGAATACATTGGATATCAGTGCGCTCGGAGATGTCGAGGAGGCCGAAAAATTAACGTCGCTGATCGCGACCGCCAAAGTCGTCGGCAGTACAATACCGGCCATACTCGGGGGGGCAATTGTGACGTTTGGCGAAACTGCGTGGAACTGTATAAAAATTGCAGGCGAAGCCTGTTGGAATGGCATAAAATCTATCGGCGAAACCGCGTGGAACGGTATTAAATCAGTCGGCGAATCCGCCTGGAACGGATTACGGCAAGTGGGTGAGGACGCCTGGAATGGACTGAAAAGTGTTGGCGAATCGGCGTGGAATAGTATAAAATCGGTTGGCGAAACTGCCTGGAACGGGATCAGCTCGGGTGCGTCCGATTTGTGGGCTGATTTTACATCGGTAGGCGAGAGCGCGTGGAATTCGCTAAAATCTACTGCCGAGGACATCTGGGATGCAATTTATTCGCCTATCAAGGACGCGATAGATTGGATTGTTTCTAAAATCGAGTGGGTCGCCGATAAATTAGGTATCGTTACCGATTCGGTAAATAATATAACCGGAGGCACGTCGATTACCGAGCACATTTCTAACGGGCTGGGGTCTGTTGCCAATTGGCTGGGATTCGCAAGAGGCGGCGTATTTCAGCCGAATTCTCCGCAATTAGCGATACTCGGCGATAATAAAACCGAGCCCGAAGTCGTCGCACCCCGTTCGATGATTTTGGATGCGGTTCGGCAGGCAATGGCCGAATCGAATGGCGGATCCAACAACTCGGTCGGTCCGATAAATTTGCAGATTGATGGAAAAACATTCGCACGTTATACATACAATGATATCAAAAATGAGTCCCGCCGTCGGGGAGGTAATCTGATATGACCGCGCTACTTGCTGTGAATGTCAACGGTACATACGTCGATACGCCGATGCAAAACGCCGGGGGATATTCGACTACCGCACAGGAAATATCGTATTCGAGCAGGAATCTGTACGGAAATTTATATAAATTGCGTTTGACAGTAAAAAGAACGATTTCTGTAGAATGGAATTTGATTACGCCCGAGGAAAAAACGTCGATTGCGTCGATGACGGATGCGAATTCTGTACAGGTTAAATATTTCGATACCGATACGTCCGAATTCAAATACGGAAAATTCTACCGCGGAAGCGATTATAAAATTACACCCCAGATTCGGTACGATTCCGATAATAACGAATTTTTGTATTATAATGTGAAAATGTCTCTGGTGGAATTTTGATGTATTCGATGCCAATTGGATACAGAGCCGCATTGCTCGGAGATGTCGAAAAAATCGAGGCATTTATCGCAATCGGAACCAATATCGACCAGACGGCCGCGGACGACATCACGTCCATTGACGGCGATTTTCTTCCGATGAGCAATGTGGATCAATTAACCGACGCGAATTACGAAATGACCGAGTGGATGGCGACGTTCGAAGGCGACGGAATAAAAACCGCCGTTGATTCTGGAATGATTGCGCCTCCGATATCTGCTACCGATTATCCCCCGCAGGTCGGGATCTGGTCGGAATGCGTTGCCGATTCCGTCGGCGACGTCGATTTTACGATAACGATAAATCTGAACTCGGAACACACGTCGGGATTTACGATATATTCGTACGATCAGAATATTCTGACGGCGTCGATTGTATATTATCTGGATAATGAAATCGTTAGAACCGCGGATATGGTGGCGAGCGTCGGTAAAATACAGGACGCCGACGGCGCTACTTATAATAAAATCGTATTAAATGTCACAAATATCGACCGGCCGAATTGTCACGTGAAAATCGCAGAATTGGAATTCGGGGCGTCCGAGACCTATGGCGGGGCCCGGCTGGCGGGCGAAATAAATCTGATTCAGGAGTGGGATCCTACGATGCAGGCGATTCCGCTGTACGAATTGGATTTTTCGCTGTTAAATGTATTAGGTGAATTCGACGTCGATAATCCGAACGGATATTACGATAAAATAATCCAGAATTATCCTGTGGAATTGTCATTTTCGATAACTGCCGACGACGGTACGAAATACACCGTGCCGTGCGGGAAATTCATGATATCATCGAAAACCGCAAACGATACTACGCTGGACATTGTCGCATTCGATGCGCGGTCGGCATTGAGCGACAATTACCGCGGGCTGACATTATCTACAACGCAGTCGTTCGGCGATTTATTTACCGCATTGTTCGATGGATTGAATGTTCCGCACTCGATAGATGACGATTTATTCTCGGAATATCCCGATCAGAATATCACATTCAGCGGCGACGATTACGATTTGTTGACGGCGATTCAGTATATCGAACAATATTACGATATTTGGCTGATCCCCGAAAAAACAGGGCGCATTTCCGTCACGGAAACCGTGCCGTCCGACGATTACGGCGAAATCGATTCTACGACGATGAGTTCGTATCCGAGCGCGGATATAATCAGCACGTTCAATTACATCTCGATTGCATATGGGGATACGGAATACGTTTTGGATTTGCGTACAGATCCCGCACAGTTGCGGTCTGAGATAGCGATTAATAATCCGCTGATATCGACCCTCGAAAAAGCAATGGCGCTGGCAGTTAAAATTCAATCAGCGATATTCAGTTCACAAATAGAAGTTAATTGGCGCGGCGACCCGGCCTTGGACGTTACTGATTATACGGACGTTGCGGGAAAATGGTCGGCAGGGTCGGCGCTCCAATATCGGTGTCTGTATCAGGAATTGACATACGACGGAGGAATGTCGGCGAAAACCAAAATGTATCGCTGATTTAACGTTAAAACTATTTAAACTGGCGCGCGCATATACTTGGCATGACAGATATCGTTACGGTCTCGGCTACTATCAACGGCCAGACATATTCATTATCGGACGGCGGATCCGGGACATGGACTGCGACTCCCACGGCTCCGACCGCATCGTCCGGCAGTAATAATTCGGGCGTCGGGCCGGGCGTGGGCTCGGCCGCATCGGGTCTCGGATATTATCCCGCCGTGATTACGGTTACCGACGATTACGGAAATTCTACTGTCGTCGATACCGACGATTCCACGTGGGGTGCAGTCCTGAAATTGGCGGTATTGGAAACGGTCGCGCCTGTTGCGAGCCTGCAATATCCGACCGACGGGTCTCTGATAAAATCCAGTAAACCGACATTTCAGTTTAAAATTACCGATTCCGGATCGGGTCCGGACCCGTCGAAATGTTTTATAAATATCGACGGCGCGGGCGCAGTTCAGGTGGCGGGTTCCGTTTCCGATTCGGTTTGTACTGTAGAATACACACCATCATCTAATCTGTCGGACGGCGCTCATTCGGTCGAGATATTCGGCGATGATTTCGACGGGAACGAATCCACGAAAATCACCGCGGATTTCACAATCGACACGACACCGCCTGTATTGAACGTTTCCGCGCCCGAATCTGAAACCTCGAAAATAAATGCGACGCAGATAACCGTCGCAGGAACTACGAACGACGCGGCGTCCAGTCCCGTGACGATTGCGATTACGGGCGGGACCCAGGATTATGCACCGGTCGTATCCGGCGGGTCATTTTCGCAGGTCGTTCAAATTGCCGATAATGCTACGAGCACGCTGATTATCACGGCGACGGATTCGGCAGGATATACGACATCTGTCACACGTACAGTGATTGTGAATACGATTCCGCCGAATATTTCGGCGATTTCATTGGTTCCGAATCCCGCGGACGGCGGGGCCACTCTGACTATCAGTGTTACCGTGGAGTGATTAAATGATAATTTCGGTCTGGGGCGAAATCAACGGCGTCGGTAAAATACCTGTGCTGAATGTGGGCGGGAAATACTATTTCACGCCGCCCCAGACTCTGACGGGGCGGTATATCTGTCAATTCTGGGCCGAGGACGATTTCGGAAATATTGCCAATTCGTCCGCGCTGTTGACGATATTCAAGGGCATGATCAAGTGCATCGAGGTGCTGTCGCCCGAGTGGCACGTCATGATGCTCGGAAATTCTACAACTCTGACACCGCTCGAGGACGACTGGGTTGTTAAAATGCTTCCGATTG